AATAACACCAACGCCGTAAGCACTACAGCGGGCAGAATACATTTTGACACAAACGCTACGCCGCAGCCAATGATTTCAGTTGGTGACAGCAGTAAAGCATTGCCGATTAGAGCGTGCTCAATCATGAGCAGCATTTTCGCTGCACCAGACCCTACCGGCCCAGGATATTTTGGCACATCGACTGGAACAACTGCGGATTCTGCGGGGTGGATTGCACCCCAAGATATGACGATCAGCCACCTTCGCTGTCAAACACGGAATGATATGCCCAACTTGAAGAACCTTACGTTCACGCTACAGTCGGCAACTAATTGCACCGCGACTAACGATAGCTTGGTTTCAAATTGCAATTTTACCGACAGCAATGTCGCTTGCACTATAACAGGCACAGCAGCCCTCGCGGAAAATGACTGCGACGATGTTACTAATTCCGTCACTGTCGGTGCTGACGAACGTCTTGTCATTAAGGTCACTACTACCAATGATCCCCTCGGTTTCAATCGCACCGCTCAGTGTACATTTATTTCTTGTTTAGACACGTTCTAAAAATGATGATTAAGACAATAGTAGCGATATTACTGATTTTTGGTTGGGTCAACGACTCCGACGCTAAAGTACGCTTCATGCACGGCTTCGAGGGGTGTGAAGCGGACTACGACAAAGACGGGAACTCGCTCATATTCTCTGATAGTAATGGAACGCAGCCTATTAATTACGACGCGAGGAAAAAGTATTGCAATTTCGGTAAGGACGACAGAGGCAAGCTCTGCACGACAAATGGGGATTGCGAATCTACCTGTGAATTGGACGCGGACAATACCTGTTCGATTGAGTTTTCTACGCAGTCATTGCATAGGCTGAACATAGGGTCAGACTATCTAGGAACTAACACGGACTCGGCTAGGCTGCATTTCCAGATCAATATTCCTGCAATCAATTTGGCTAATGGCACCGACCGTGAGCTGGCGGTTCTTCAACAGTCAGTTGGCTCGCCTGCTACACTTGAGCCGGGTTGTAACCTTAGATTGATTCCGACCAAAAAAGGCAACGGGGGGCAAAGCTGTGCATCTAACGCGGACTGCATAGATGGAAGTTGTACAGCGGGTTACTGTGACGGCACCCCCGGTGAGTACAAACTGGTTCTTTATTACGGCGACCCTAGCACTGTATGCTCTGGCGGGATCAACGACGGTACTTCTTGTACCCCATGCAGGTTCAGCTCTAACTGTAGCAACGGTGCAACTTGTTATAACGGGGCCGACAACGAGAGCACTCAAGGCGCGTGCGACGACGTGTGCATTACTGAAACTCCGGGTGAGCAATGGTGTATATCTAGTGCGATAGGTTCGAGCACGAATCTTTTGACGAATCGCTGGTATGAAATTGTCTTGTCACAAGACAACACTGTAGGTGAACTTGGCGATTTGAAATGCTCCCTAGACGAAGGGGGGTTTAGCCGAGGATTCCGCACCATCAAGCAAGGCGAGTGCGATAGCGGCAATCCCACGTATGAGGGATATGCGTGCTCCACGGATTCCGATTGTAATATTTCTGGCTCGGGCGGATCGTGTGATACTTCACGGCCACAAGCTAAAATAGCGTCCTCGTACATAGGGTCAGTTCGGAATGTTGACGCTCTGAGGAATGACGTGTCCTATTATATCGACGACATTGTCCTCACCGACTCTGCCGATGACGACATCAACAATGTCAGGATTGCTGAGATATGGCCCTTCGAGGACGGCACCATTCAGGCTTATCAGGCGGATTTCGGCAGTTCCAAAAGTAATTGTGGATTCTCTGACTGCGACAATAATAATAACAATGGCAACCGCGATGCTTGCGTAAATGACACGTCCCGTGCGGATTCTGGCGAAACCGCACTAAACGCACCGGACTACGATTACGTCCACAATGGGGACTGCGACCGCCGCAACACGTCAAGCGACGGCGCGGAAGATTTGTGGCCGCTGACAGATTTCAGTGCTAAGGACGCTTTAGAAACCCATAGCGACCTCGACTACACCACCCCTAGTGAACAATCCCGTTGGGCAGATGTCATTTCAGCGGCTAGTTATGTAGTCGCAAGAGATTCGAGCCCAACGGATACTCAACCGACGGCATTACTCACTCGCTTTGGGTTTGGCGACGGAACGTCTGGGTTCGAGCCGATTGATGGGTTATTGGTAAATAATCACACGTACCGCAGTGACTTCGATAACGGCATGGTACAGGGTGTAGGGGACGCTGGAACATCGCCTAATGAGTTCGCCGCCGCCGCGATGTCCCTAGTCAACTATTCGGCGTCATTCACCAGCCTTGCGGGGCCGGACGATATTAACAGCCTGCAACTACAAGTCGAGTACGACAGGGCGTCGTGCGGTGCTGGTTGCGGTATCCGCTACACAGCCGCCGTAGTCGAGGTGCTGATTCCGAGGAAGGCCCCGGAGCCTCCGGGTGTCCTCACCGACAGAAACGACGACGATGCCGTAACCGTGTGCATGACAGCGGACAGCACTGGCAACCAAGGCACGTACACGAGTTTCGTCACATCGTCGAGTGACGACATAGATAATTTCATGAACTGCACGCGGGGGAGTAAAACGCTAAAGCAACTCGAACAGCAATGGCCGGGTATGCTCGATGGCGAGCTTGGCGGTACGTTCAACTGCTTCATGACAAAAGGTACCGCTAGCCCCTGCGACTACATGATCCTTGGGCCGATTGGCGTTAATGATTTGACCTCTGGGCAAAGAGCAATGCACCGCTGCGAGGCTGGCCCCAAGAAAGGCGTGACGTGCGAGCCGCGATGTAAGATAGGCGACTCCAATGCGGGTGCTTTATGCGACCGGAACGCGGATTGTAACGGCGGGACAGGAACTTGTGACATTGACTACGAGTGCCCTGACAGTGAGTGCGTGTTCTTTGATTCGGGTTACTGCTATGGCGGGGATAATCACTCTGATGTATGTAGCTGCGATGATGACTTAGCCAAACGGTGTATTATTCCGGGGCAATACTTCGGCAACACAAATGTATTTCCGCCTCAATGCACTGGACAGTTAGCCTGTTCGACTAACACGGACTGTACGATTGGTGCTCCATGCTCGTCTAATGCTGATTGTAGATTTTGCGCTGGCGGTGGCAATGACAATATTATTTTCGGATGCTTCACCAATTCGGATTGTGATGTACCAGACCTACGGATAAACGGGTCTGACCGTAGTGATTTCGGTGAATGTACGAACGACAACGGAACATACAGGCAGACTTGTGACACGGGTATTAATGAGTGTGTCTCTAACTGTGCGAGCAACGAGTGCATACAGTTTCCTAATTCGACAAAGGCTGTGTTATTGGACAACACTCGCTATTGCAGTGACGATGGAAGTCTTTGTGGTCCTCTCTCTCCTTGCACGACGGGGACGTGCGAGTTTGACCTTGCAGCGGGTGAGATAATTCGCCGTCAAGATAATTTACGTGCGATCACGCCATTTGGGGGATTCAATACTGCCGCGTGTCTGGATTCCGTGAACTGCGCGGGCGGCGTGTGCCTTTCAAGCACGACGCCATCACTCATGCAGAGCCGGTTCATGCGAATGCTTAAGGTCGCAAGCGAACGTAGCGTGCATTTGATTATCGTAGCCCAGCCGAGAGCGGTGAGAAATACCGCATTTGGCGCGTGCAATGTAGACGACGTTGCGTGTACTACAAACTCCGATTGCCCAGTTGGGGCGAGTTGCGGCGGTAACTCGCTATGCGAGGGTCAGTGTCAATATCCAATAGAAAGCCGAGATAAGACGTGCAGTAGTCATGCGGATTGTGATCAGAATAGCGGTCCCACATTTGGGACTGCCTCGGATCATTTAGATACGTTCACCTCAAACATAATCAATTACGCTAAAACGAACTCTGAATATTCCTACGCCGACTACGATAGGGCGTTTCATGTTCGTTGTCCCGGAAGGAATCATGCTGATTGCTTAGCCGATACAATTCACTGGGACGAAGAAGGATTTGAGGTAGCTCAGCATCTCATTCAGCAATGCTTACGAAATGACTTTGGGGCCTCGGACGGCGATTGCAATGTGCCCAACGCACATCATTGCACGACGAACGCGGATTGTGCGACCGGCACTCAGGAATATCCAATTTATTGTGACTCCAGTAATAAATGCACTGGAACGTGTACTCAAGGTGCTGACGGCGATAGCTGCCACCACGACAATGAGTGCTCGCTCTACAGTTGCACATTCGACTAACAGTCTAGGCGGTACGATATGGGAAACTCTTTATACGGCAAGGGCCGTGAGGCTTTTTTATCCGGCGACATTTCTTGGGACGGGGATAACATCAAGTGCCTGTTGGTTAACACCTCGGGCGGCGGGACTACATATGCAGTCGCCATCGACAGCGACCAGTTTCATAGCGACATACCGTCAGCGGCAATCGTAGCTACGTCGAGCAACCTGACAAGCAAAACAGTGACGCTGGGTGTGGCCGATGCCGATAACGTGACGTTCCCGTCCGTTCCGGCTGGCGCATATAGCGAAATAGAGGCTATCATAATTTACAAGGACACCGGCAGTAGCGCGACGAGCCCATTGATCGCCTACATCGACGAAGCGACGGGATTGCCAGTATTGCCGAATGGTGGAGATATTGTCGTGCAGTGGGATAACGGGGCGAATAAAATCTACAAGCTGTAGCCACCGATACGAGATACTGATAGCGCCATGAAAATGTAACAGAGGTAATTACATATGCCCCTTTTAGGATGGGATTATCATGTAGACGTAATCTATCAGCCTACGTCAATCCCATCGGGCGAGGCGTTCGGCAGCGCGACGATACAGCGGACGGTTACGCCGTCTAGTATTCTTTCAGAAGAATCGGTAGGTACTGGCCTTTTCATATTCAAGGCCGTAACAGTCCCCGGCATTACCTCGGCAGAGGTAGTCTCAACACAAGCCAAGCTCTCGATTGCGGTCGATCTGGTTGGCATACCTAGCGCTGAACAGTTTGGCGAACCGCCGCTTATAGGCAGCCGTCAATCCGTCAGTTTAACCAGAATACCGTCGGCTGAGGCGTTCGGAACGCCGTTCCTCGGAATCACGATTGAGGTCGCGTTCGGGCGAGTCTGGGAGGAGTTGGCTAGAACGCCGACGACGAGCCGCGAGTCCACCGACTACCCAGCAACGGGATCTGAAAGACTAAGAAAGCCTCGCATTTTGAACGAGATAGCTGCCGCATCGTACATACAAAATGAGTCGGTGCGTCACCCTCAAGTCGCGGACGAGTCCTTCCTAGTTAGTAGGAGAGAGTGGATTTAATGGAAACTATAGAAGCACCAGAAAGCTCCACTGTTAGATATACGGCGGTGCTAAAAGATGTTGACGGGACAGTAATACCGTCAGCAATCGTATCAACGATTACCGCGACGTTATACCTAGAGGATACGGCGGGGAATACAATCATTTCGGGCTGGAACGCGAGAGATATTTTCAACGCGAACGATTGCACCTTCGGGATTAGCGACGGACTCATAACGATATTTCTAGGGCCGTCTGACACAGCGATGACAGATACAACAAAGCAACGAGAGCGTTTAATTTGCGAGTACGTGTTCGTCTACGGTAGTGGCCCACAGAAAACAGGCAGGCATCGGTTCCGAGTCATCCTCGAAAATTACGGGAGTGTGTGATGGCGGTATTACAACTTTGTCATTTGAACGATGTCCTGAACTATCCCGGCATGGCGAATGTTGGTGACGAGGATAAAAACTGGGTTGAAAGACTGATCGCTGGGTTCAGTAAACGAGCCGAGATGCTGACCAACCGCTTGTTCTACAGAGAATCTAGGACACAGGACTTCAGCCCGGACATTAATCAGACAATCATCCAACTACCGGCTTTCGGCAATACGTCAGACACGATAACAAGTGTGTACGAGGACTTAGACAGGGAATGGACCCCCGGCACACTCATCAACTCTGCCGATTATTTTTATGATACGGACACCGGCCTCTTAGTGCGTGACCATTCGTACTGGCAACATGGACGTAATGTAATCAGGGTTACGTGGACAGGTGGCTTCGGAACCACGGTCGATGACGTACCAGACGACTTACGCATGGCGGCAATCATGCAATGTGCTTTTTGGTATCAGCGGCGCAACGAGTTGGGCGTAACGCAGCGGACTTCATCTGGGGGCGCAGTGTCCCTGACGAGCCCGAGCAAGCTGTTGCCAGAGGTTGAGGACGTAGTGTCGTTATACACGCTTTATACGTTCGACGGCGGGATCAAGGGCGGTAGGCGGTACTGAACGTGGCAATACAGAAATCCGGGGTCGCGTTCAGCATGACCCCCCCGCTGCGTAAAAAGCTATCTGAACTACGTAAAACTACGACTTATAAACGAGCCGCCGCACAAGCCCTTGAGCCTATCGGCAAAGAATTTAGTAAGAAAATCAAGGGAACGCTGTCGGAGGACTTCAGTAAGGGGAAAGAGTCTGGGCGGTATCCGCGTAGACGAAGCCGTCAGTTGCACAAAAGCATTGGCTATAGAACACTCAAGGGGAATAGGGAGAATCTTGGAACTTTACGTATAGGGGTCTTGAGTCGTCGCAAGAAACTTTTGATGGTAGCCAATGTCCAAGAGTTCGGAAAGGTAATCAAGAGGAAGCCGGGTGGGCCAAGACTAACCGTTCCACTAGACGCGGCCTTGAACGCCCGTGGCTTGAAAAAGTTCAGCGCGAGGGACGCGGAAAAGAAGTTTGCTGGGGGCACCTTCGCCAGCAAAGGGGTGATTTTCGGACGCCGTAAAAGTAAGCAAAGAAAAGACGATCCAAGAAAAATCGTACCGCTTTTTGCATTGCGCGAGTCTGTTAAGATTCCTGCACGTCCATTTATCAGGCCGCGTATTCCTGAAATACGCGAAGCGAGCACTGGGATTTTGCGCGAAATCGCAAGAAAAATACTCGCTAAATAGGCGCAACCAATGGCAATAACACTAAGCATACGCGAAAAAATCATGGTCAAGGTCAAGGAAAACCTTGAGCAAATATCACGCGACGATGACTATTCGTATGATATTCGGCAGGTGATTCGGACGAACTCAGATTTACCAGACCATCCCCCATTGCCGAGCATATTCGTGTACGAGGGCGAGGAGGACAAACAGCCGCTACGCAAAACACCTAATCAGGTGCAATGCACGCTGCCTGTCGCCGTTGTCTACGTTGCCGAGGATTATAACGAAACAGCAACTACGGCGAACGCTATGCTGACCGACGTAGTGCGAGCTATGGGAAGCTCGGTGCGTGTTGGCGATGCCGATGCGCCGACTCGTTATCAAGACGTAGAGATATACGAGATAAGCAACGAAATTGTGATCGACGACGTGAATAACCCGATTGTCTACGTGGTTGTAAACTTCGAGTTGTACTACTACCACTCACACGGGGATCTTACTAAAATACAAGTATGAGAAGCATAGACCTGATAAGCGAAAGATCAGATCCGCTTAGCACGAATGAGTTCGGTTATTCATACGCACGCAACACTATGCTTGAGGGCCTTGAGCGCGACGATTGGGACGTACTGGATACTGAGTCACCGTTTGCGTTTCATTTCACATCCCCACTTGGCTTCCGCCCTGTACGCGGCAAGTACAACGTATTGTACACAATGTGGGAATCTGACTCGATAGATGAGCAGTTTAAGTTACATTTGCATGAAGCGGATCTGATTATCGTGCCGACTAAGTATTGCGAGACGGTATTCTCTCAATACACCGATAGGCCGGTTCTGATTTCACCGCTCGGCGTCGATACGAAATCGTTTCAATACCGCAAGCGCGAAATGCCGAAAGGCAGGCCATTCAGGTTTTTTTGGTGCGGGGCGTGTAATCCGAGGAAAGGCTGGGAATCGCTAATAACGCTCTGGATGTCAACTTTTATAAATACTCGTAGCTGCGAGCTTTACCTCAAGACAACATATGCTGGCTGCGAAATGATGACAGACCGCAACATGATCCTAGACAGTAGAGTTTTAGACCGAGAGGACTTACACAAGTTGTATTACGATGCGGACTGCTTCGTGTTCCCGCACTCAGGTGAGGGATTCGGGCTTACGCTGGCCGAGGCAATGGCGTCAGGGTTGCCGTGCATTACGACACGACACTCTGGGGTGCTCGATTTCACTAGCTCACACACTGTGCGTTACGTCGGATACGAGATGGCTGATAGGCAAGTCCGCATACGAAGCGCGCCCAGTGAGGAAGTGACCATATCAGCGCCTCAGCCCGACTTACAAGAGTGTGTAGATGCAATGGAGTGGGTCATTAAGAACAATCAAGCCGCGACCAAGATGGCACGAGCCGGTTCGCGCACAATTCACCGCAACTTTTCGTGGGAATCGGCGGGCGCTAAGTTTTCAGAGCTACTGGAACATGAGCTACCGAAACTTACAAAACTGCCGCCACTGGCGGCTTAGCAACAGGACTGGAGGATAGTAGAAATGGCAATTAAAAGTAGAATTACTAGGGCCACCTGCGTAACGGGAAGCGGCACCGCGCCCACCCCGGCCACCGATGGCTTTTTCCTTTACGACAATCTGGATATTGTCAGCTTGGACACAGCGACCACTGACATTAACCCCTTACGCGCTTCGTTCACAAAGACACCGAGCCTGATCGGGCGACAGCTCTACAACTTTTCAGGGAAGGTATTTTGCGATCAGCACGATACGGGTGAGTCGATTCGGTACAGCCCGTTACTGGAGTGCTGCGCCTTGGATGTTAACTTAAACTCGGGCTCGCTGGAGTACACGCCTCAATCGACGAGCTTAACTCAGTCCACTCTTTACATCGACCTGAATGGCGTTGAGTATCGGCTCGACCCGACTGTCGGTACTTTTACGATGGCGGGTACAGCGTCCGAGGGTGTCGAGATCAACTTCGACCTTCAGGGCGTTTACACCGCGCCCTTAGCAACGACCAGTTTTACTGACTTCGACGCGGGGCCGTCCTCGGTTGAAACCCTTAAAGGAATCACGGCTAGCATCACCCCTGACGGGGGAAGCGCATACAACTGCGCTGGTGGCCTCATACTCAAGAGCTTTTCATTTACCCGTGGTGTGGAAATCGGAGAACGTCCTTCGGCGTGCGCTACGAACGGTCTGGCTGGGCTGGACATTGTGGACAGCAACCCGACGCTCGAACTCGTCATGGAGATGCCAAACTTGGGATCAGCTCTCGGCAACTACTACACTCAACTGACCAACTCGACCACGCACGCCGTATCGTTACAGTGGGGGTCGAACGCTCGTGGGATCTGGAAGCTCGACGCGGACCACGCACAGGTCACGAACATCGACACGCCGGACGGCGACGCCGGAAACCGGAACTTGGTGCTTAGCTACAAGTTGACGGATGCGGCGGCTGATGGCGGCGAGTTCAAGATCACCGTCGATCACACCCAGTAGCGGTTAGGCACACACAGACCTGTTGCCCAAAACAGTTTGTGGTATTACACTATGTTCCACAAACCAAGCACGGGGGCGTGTTTTATGCACGCCCCCGTGCAAGAGAGCAAGAGGTCATATGAGCATTATCGAAGTTGCGAACGAATCGCAGCGGTGTAGATTCCCGATTCCGGGATACCCTGATTTCATCGTCGAGGTGGAATATCTCGACCCACGTAAAATCAAGTCCTTAGCGAAAGCGGCTACAAAGCCGAAGTTCAACGAGGACACGAGGTCTTACGAGGACGAGGTAGACAACGAGGTACTGGCGAAGCTGATGACCGTCAACATGGTCAAAGGCTGGACTGGGCTCGATGTCGAGACGCTGAAAGACTTCGTTAATCTCTCAGAAGCGAGCGAACAGAAAATCAAGTCTGAGATGGACGGCATCGTACCGTTTTCTGAGGCGGATTTACATATGCTCGTGGATAACACGCCGACGAGGTTATTCATTGACCCCGTTACAAAAGTGGCGCTTGACCTCAAGCGCATCAGGGAGTTGAAGGAGGAATCCATGCTGGGAAACTCCGGCGCCTCGCAGCCTACGTAAAAAACACTCGCTGGCCTCGTAATTGCGACGAGTGCCAAGAGTGGCGACGTATGGGTGTGAGGTTCGACCCCGATCCATGCAAACCTAGATGTATCTGGCTACGCTTTTCCAGAGAATCCCAAGAATGGTGGTCTATTTTCCAGACCGTTACTAAGCGTTGGGAAAACAAGGAAAAACACAAGACCTGCTACGAGCTTGACTGGCAAGCCGTTGACGTGGTGTTTGACTCTTATGATGTCAAGGACAAGCGTTTCGGTATTAACATTCTGTTTGTCATAATGAATCTATTGGATAATCCGACAGATTTGACGACCGAACAAGTGTTTGGCTGGGAGCCGTTAGACGGTGGCGACAGGTAGCGGAAAAGGCACAGACAACGAATTAGTATTAGGTATCCGTGTCGATGCTAAAGGCGCGGTGCAAGTCGTTGATTCATTCTCGAAAAAAGTCGAGAGTGCCGGTACAAGTGCGTCTAGCGCATCTAAGAAAGTAGATAATCTCTCCCGATCTGGAGAAAATCTCGGCGCATCATACTTCAAAGCTGGCGCGACACTCTTTGTTTTTAACCAAGCAATTAGTGCGCTAAACCCGTTATTCAGTCGGTTTGAGCGGAATTTATCGAACATTGCCGAAACAGGAATTGCTTTCGAGAGAACCGTCCAGAACGCGGCCACACTGCTAGGAGGATTAGGCAGTCAAGCAACGCAGCAATTCACATCGAATCTCAAAGAACTGATTGCGACACTACCCGTCAATCCGAATGAGCTAGGCACTGCCGCCTACCAGGTTTTATCGGCAGGTATTACGGACGCCACGCAGGCAACCAACCTGCTGGTCCGCTCGAATCAGCTTGCGAAAGTCGGACTTTCGACGTTAGCCGAGGCCATAGATGTTACGACATCCGTCCTCAATGCTTATGCCGAATCGACACTTAAAGTAAATCAAATAACTGAAACCCTGAACGCAACGGTTGCTCTGGGTAAAACTACGATTGGACAAATTGCCCCGGCAATCGGTCAGACGCTACCTATCGCTGTGGAGATGGGCGTGCGGTTTGAGGAGTTACAGGGGATAGTCGC